TATTTGGCATCATCAGTTTGATGATCTTATTGTCCTTAAGAACAACCAAGGAACAGAAGAAACCCGAGTCCGTCATATGGATTATGGGGTTGTGCTTAGTGCCTTTTTCTGGAGACGATTTAAAAACAAAGAACACATAACCTTCTTTGATCCTAACGAAGTTCCGGATCTCTATGAAGCCTTTTACAAAGATACAGATTTATTTGAAAGTCTGTATGTAAAATACGAAAAGCAAAAAGGACTGCGTAAAAAGACAATGTCCGCTGAAGAAGTATTCAAGGGTGGTATACTGAAAGAACGCACAGATACGGGTCGCATCTATTTGGTGTTTATTGATAACGTAATGAATCAAGGACCATTTGATCCTGAGTATCACACGATATATCAGAGTAACTTGTGCTGTGAGATCCTATTACCCACACGTCCATTTAAACGACTTGACGACGAAGCTGGACGCATAGCGTTATGTACACTGGGATCTATCAACTGGGGTGCGTTCCGAAACCCAGAGGATATGCGTAGAGCCTGCAGAATTCTACAACGTAGCCTGTGTAACATCCTTGACTACCAAGACTTCTTATCTATTCAAAGCAAACTAAGCAATGATGAGATACAGCCTCTTGGTATCGGTGTAACTAACCTTGCCTACTGGCACGCCAAGCGTAGCCTAAAGTATGGCGAGAAAGATGCACTACAGGAAGTTAAGTCGTGGATGGAGCACCAAGCGTTCTACCTAACAGAAGCCACAGTTGAATTGGCCAAAGAACGTGGACGTTGCGTAGACAGCGACAAGACTCGTTACGGTCAAGGAATGTTTCCTTGGGAACTACGTGCCAACGGTGTTAATGAACTAGCAGACTTTACTCCGGAACTAGACTGGGAAACACTACGCACACAAATGAAAGAACACGGAGTTCGCAACGCTACACTTATGGCCATTGCTCCAGTTGAAAGCTCTAGTGTTGTTATTAACTCAACCAACGGTATTGAAATGCCAATGAGTTTGATCAGTGTTAAAGAATCTAAAGCAGGTTCCTTTGTACAGGTTGTTCCTGAATATCACAAGTTAAAGAACAAGTATCAAATGATGTGGGAGCAGAAAGACTGTGATGGTTACCTAAAGACATCAGCTGTACTTGCTGCCTATGTTGACCAAAGCATTTCAACTAACACATTCTACAATCCAGCACACTTTGCGGATCGTAAAGTTCCAACCACATTGATTGCTAAGAACTTGATGCAAGCCCATATGTGGGGGTTGAAAACATTCTACTACAGCCTAATTAACAAAGCAGGAAGTAAGGCCGCAGCAGAACCTACACCGGAAGTACACTACAACGGTTTTTATAATGAAAGAGAATTAATCGAGGACGACTGCGAGGCCTGTAAACTATGAGTAATGCACAATATAATTTAAACACAAAGACAGACTATCTTAATCGTAAGATGTTTCTAGACCCACAAGGTCCTGTTACCATTCAACGATTCGAAGAAGTCAAGTATCCTAAGATACAAAAGATTGAACAGACCGCTCGCGGATTCTTTTGGGTTCCAGAAGAGATTTCGTTGTCAAAAGATGCCAACGATTTTAAAGATGCCAGCGATTCTATCAAACACATCTTTACCAGTAACTTGCTAAGACAGACAGCATTAGATAGTCTACAAGGCCGCGGCCCTAGTCAAATCTTTACTCCTGTAGTAAGCCTACCAGAACTAGAAGCTCTGATGTACAACTGGAGTTTCTTTGAAACAAACATTCACAGTCGTTCATACTCGCACATCATTCGTAACATCTACAACGTGCCAAAAGAAGTGTTTAACACTATTCACGACACAAAAGAAATTGTAGCAATGGCATCAAGTGTAGGCCTTTACTACGACAAACTTCATATGATCAATTGCCTGGTTGAAACTGGTGAGAAGATTGATGAAGAACTACACATCAAAGCAATTTGGCTAGCATTGAACGCAAGCTATGCCTTAGAGGCATTCCGCTTTATGGTTTCATTTGCTACTAGTTTAGCAATGGTTGAGAACAAGATCTTTATTGGCAACGGTAACATCATCAGTTTGATCCTACAGGACGAACTGCTACACAAAGAATGGACCGCATACCTAATCAATCAAGTAGTTAAAGAAGATCCACGTTTTGCTCGTGCCAAACAAGAATGTGAAGCAGAAGTCTACCAAATGTATTTGGATGTGATCCGTGAAGAAAAGGCCTGGGCAGACTATCTATTCCAGAAAGGGCCAGTGATCGGTCTTAACGCTAACATTCTCAAAGACTTTGTTGACTACACAGCGGCTACCGCTCTTAAAGACATTGGTATTAAGTACAACAATCCTGCTCCTAAGTCTACTCCTATTCCTTGGTTTAACAAACACAGCGATACTAGCAAGAAGCAAACAGCCCTACAAGAAAACGAGTCAACAAACTATGTTATCGGCGTAATGGGCGAAAATCTTGACTACGACGAGTTGCCGGCTATATAATACTATTATGTTTAAAGCACAGTTCAAAAGAAAATCACCCTACGAATCTTGGACAACCATAGGTCACTATGGTTCCGAGGAAGCAGCCATTAGCTCTGCTCTTAGTTATAAGAACAAAGGTATGCTGTTAGTTAGGGTCACAGATAAAAATGGCTCTGTAGTATATACTGGCTGAAAGGAAGAAAATGAAAGCTATTGTTTGGAGTAAGTACAACTGCCCCTATTGTGATCAGGCCAAGGCCCTGCTAAAACAAAAAGGTATTCAGTTTGAAGAAAAGAAAATTGGTGACGGATTTACAAAGGAAGACCTTTTAGAATCTGTACCCAATGCACGAACAGTTCCGCAGATTTTTGTTGATGAACAACTTATCGGCGGATTCACAGAATTAAAACAATTTTTAGAAAAGGTATAAAATGCTAATTGATAAAGGCGTAAGTGTAGGCGAAGTAATCACGTTAAAACTAACTAGCGGTGAAGAAATTGTAGCTAAGTTGGTTGAAGAAACAGATGCATACTATAAGTTAAGCAAGCCAATGGTCATTGGTATGGGTCAAAAAGGCCCAGGGCTAATGCCATACTTGTTTACAGTTAGTCCGGAAAAAGACATCAAATTGCTCAAGCAAACTGTTACAGTAGCAGAAGCAACGGATAAGGTGTTTGCAGACCAGTTTGTTCAAAGTACCACAGGGATTGCGTTGGCTTAAATACTATTTTAGGAATATATTATGGCCAATGATAGCTCGTTATTACCGTCAACTCCAACGCCACCGGCGGCAGCTACTCTTACAACTTCGTCTGCAGGATCTGGAGCAACTGCTAACAATGCAATTGCTTACGATTACAGCCCGCACTTAATTAGAGTGGTAACAGCATTAGAACAACTTTCTTATAGTTTAGCTTTTATTGCTGATAAAATGGATAACGTTTCTGACAAGCTATCTGATCTAGCTCGCCAAAGTGCTAGTCAAACATCTTTGTTATCTACACTGTCTACCAACGTATCTACACTGTCTACAAACAGTACAACATTTACAACAGCAGCAACTGGATCTGGAATTCATACAACTGGACCATTAGATTGGGTAGGACTTGTTAGTTCTTATAAGTTATACGTTGAGGATTCTGGAGCAATTGGCCTAACAGCCTTGACAGGATATAAGGCTAAGATAGATGCATTGCCAAGGGAGTTTTAATAAATGACTACTCCAACAATTAGCCCATCAAACGCACCGAGTACTTCGGCAGGCGGACATTTTCTAATACCTCATACACATAATTTTAATTCTATTGTAGGATTAAGATTTGGTGCAGACGGTCGTGTTGAACCAGTATACGATTCGGGTACTGTGTTTGCCAACGGTGTTCCTATTGCCTTGTACAATGCAAGTACAACAGATGGAAGTTTTGCAGCACCAGCAGTTCCAAAAGTGACTGTGGTTTCTGCTGTACAAAACGTAGAAGGCGATGATGACAATACTGCTGGCAAGGCCGAAGCTGATAGATTCCTTGCTGAAGGTAGAATTACCAAAGCTGAGTATGATGCTATTACTACAACGCCAACACCTAAAGGTGAAGGTACTAAACCAGGCGCAGTTATATCTGGTAAAGATGCCGCGGCAGTTACAGGCGATCTAAGTTTTGCCACAGTGTTAACTCCTAAAGGTACAACTCTAGGAGATATGATTAAGAAAGTAACATATCCTAGAACAATTCCTCAGTTGGCAGAGTGCCATCCTAGTGTGAGTGGCCCGCAGAATGTTGTTAACAATCTAGCAGCTCTAGCATTAAATGTTTGGGAACCAGTCAAGGCAAAATATCCCAATGCCTTTATGACTAATACTTACAGACACGGCGCAAGTATTGGTGGAGGAGCACACGGCACTGGCCAGGCTATGGACTTACAATTCCGCGGTGTTGCTGCCTATGACTACTATGATATCGCAGTATGGATGAGTAAGAATATTTCCTACGATCAATTGCTGTTAGAATACTTGCCAGGTAAGACAGTTTGGATTCACGTTAGTTATGCTATCCCAGGTTTACCCTATGGTGGCATCAGTACTAGAAAATCAAAAGGTGTTGGTAGTACACTAGCAACACTAAACGGAGCGGCCGGGGGTAAGTTTACTCCTAATCTACACGCAGATATTATACAGGCTGCGTTACCAAATAAGGTTGTAGTGGCTTAATATGAAAAAATTTCTTTGGACAACACTAGGCTTCCTATCTCTAGGAATGGCCTACATTGGAGTAGTTACTCCTGGCATACCAT